TGATTAATGATCGGGTCCCTTCCCTGGCCTTTGATCCTCTCTTGCTCATATCAGTAAGTCTGAATCGTCAGCGCCATCTTACAAGTGGCGGGCTGAACCACCGGAGCGTCCCGCGTGCCCGATCTAATCTTCAGCCACACGATGGTTTCGAGATTAACGCGCGGAGTGAGAACGATGCTACACCAGTGCGGCGCTCCTATGACCGTGATCTCATTTCCGTCATCGTCAAAGATGTCGTTGTAATGATTGCCGTCAGTAGATAGTTGAAAGGTTAGGTCCGCTTGCTCCCACTCCTCGGGACCCGGCAGCGTAATGCGTACCACTCTCCCGGCACTTACATTGATGCCTTCGGAGAGCGACTCACCGGCCTCAATAGTCGGGCCATCGAGATACGTTACAGGAGTTTGGGGCATGTTAACCTCTCAGTGGTGCGCCGAATACTTGCCAGCCCAGAAGTCCGAACAGAATGAAGTGGAGCAACGCGCCTCCGCTCAAGACATAGGGTCCGGCTAGGAAGCCTCCGAAGACCGCGAGCGAGAACACGAACCAGATCAGCATCAAGATCCAAAATGCTAAGGCGCGTGACATGGCTAGCTCCTACACATAGGCTCCGATAAGAGCCATCAAGATTAGAATAGCAACAACTAGTAGGAAGATGATAGAGGCGCGACGGACCGTCATCCACGATCACCGCCACCACCTCCACCGGAACTGGCGGAAGGAACCTTGACCGGTTGTACAGAAGCGATGCCTTTGTTCTCTCCGACAGGTTCGCCAGTAGCTGCGGCGGACTTCTGCTCGACGCCGCGGCCAGATACCTGACGCGGGTCGCTGTCGAGAACTAGGTTGAGCTCATCGGCAATCTTATTGTCCTGAGCAATCTCGTTGTAGACGTTTATTGGATCGTAGCCGTTGCGGCGTATCTCCTCGCTGCGAGAGGAGAGACCCATTCGGATGGAGCGGCCAGCGGCGTCAATCTCCGTCGCAGGGTCTATCATCTCGCGCCTCGGAGGCGTCCAATCGAGACGAAACGGTTCAGTGGACCCCGTCATGACTTCGATAGCGTCCTGTGTCCAGATCGCAAGCGGGTCCATCATCATCGGCATTAGCATATTCCAACGCCAGCTATCAATTGAGCGCTGGTACTCCAACCACCCCATTCGTCCGCTCGAATAGTTGACGTTGGTTAGGTCGCCCGTCAGCGCTTCGTAAGTAATGTTCATTCCAGCAGCTATCTCCCGCAGCGTCACATTCGAGTAGCCACCAAAGTCGGTAGTCAGAGGAGGCGTAGCGAAGGAGATTGTTTCACCCTCGCGAAGCCGCTCAATCATGCCGGGTTCAAATTGTTCTATCGGAAAGCCGGAAGGTGATACTTGATTTGTATCTGGCGTTTGCGGGACGAAGCCTTCAACCGTAGTAATGAACGCTGCGAAACACGCCGCGATTTTTTGCCGCATTAGTTGAGCGTCAGTATAGTCCGCGAAGTCCCGCATCCTCATCATAACAGGAGCAAACCAAGAGACGCCGCGCACCTGACCTGGACGGTCTACGCGATAGACGTGGGAGACAGTGTTGGCCGGGACCCGGATGCCGCGCATTTGCCCTACGCCAGTCCAGCCTCCTGGATGCCGATCAAATAGATAGTACGCGACCCGTTCACCAATCCTATTAAACTCAACGCCTTGAACGACCATATTGCCGTTTGATAGCTCGCCATCGGTGAAGCTGTCGATATAATCCGGTTCAAGAACTTGTAGTTGGAACGGTAGATCGAAACGATTTTGAATCCTCCTTGGGCGTTTCCTGATCAAGACTTCGCCAGATTCAACAATCGTCTGCATCGCGAGGTTCTGAATGCCGTATAGGTTCTGTCGCCGCTCGATGTCTATTTCCGAGTTCTCAAAATGATCCTTGATGAGCGCGAAGACTTCCGCTGTGCGCTTATCAATCTTTGAGGTAACGCGCGGGACGATGCCCGCTCCTACTATATTATGAGCAAGAGTTGCTTTCGCCCTTGAGGCGAAAGCATTGTTTCTAACCATATCCCGCGCAGCGTCTCGAAGCCGGACGTTGCCCAAGCGCGTCTCATAATTCGCGTCGGTCCCGATAGCGCGCCAGCCTTGCGTTCGTCGGCTGAGCGTAGCCGCGTCATAGAGCGCTTTCGTTTGATCGAGGCGCGCCATGCGCGCTCTTGCTTCTGCGCGCCGCGCTCCTTTGATCGGGCTGATGTAGCCTATCGTCCGATCAAGAAAGTTCATCGCCAAGACTTCCAGGAATAACGATCATAGTATTCTTGGGCAGGCGCCACGCCATCGCTATATCCAGCGACAGTCGTTCTACCGGGAGGAGGCGGCAACGCGCCCAGCCGCGTCAACTGCTGGAGTAGATCGTCACGTGCGCGGAATAGCTCCGCAAGGCTACGATAGGTTACAGACTTCCCATCGTAGCTAACGGAGCTAGTGCCGCTCGCGATTGCCTCGTTGAGCGCGGCGTATTGTAGAAGTAATTGCGCGATCAAATCGACAGGCGGCACTATCGGAGGCGTTGGCGTTCCGTTCGTCATTTATGACGTTCGCCCTGCGCTGCTGTAGTAGCGGGTTGCGGCTTCGCTGCGCCGGTCTTCTCGCGTTCCGCTGCGCGCGCCTTCGCTGGGTCTTCCATCATGATGACCCTTGGGATGGTGAGTTCTTGAAGACGCTCGACCATCTTCGCCGCTTCGTCAGGCGTCATCCGCTTCGTCCCTGCGTCTTGCGACGGACGCGAGTTAGGCGGCAACTCGGTGCCGGCCTCCGCTGTACCAGCTTGAGCGGCGCCAACCGTCATAACAACAGCATCCTTCTCTCCCGGCTTCTTGCGGACCGCGTAAGGGAGATTGTCGGAACCAATCGTGATGACGACAAGAGACCCGTCATGAATCCCTTTTTGCACCTCCTCGTCGCTGACGTACTCCATAGGGAGACGGAGATTGGTACCACTTGGATCCATCGGCGTCTCGGGAGGCGCCCAAACGCCTGCGCGATGTTTTGAAAGAATGCCGGTGCCACCTTCCTTGCTGAGAAGACCGTCCACTGTAGCGGCTGATTGCGACTGTTCTGCCATGACGCGCTCCTATCTAGGTTGTAACCACCCTCCGCGCTCACCGCGAAGCGATGTCCGTTTGCCGCCTAGCCAACCGCGCCGCGAATCAGGTTGCTGTTGCTGGTTGACGTTGGCGTTAGCTTCCGCGACTTGCGAAGTGGTAGGCGGAGGAGGAGGCGCGTCAGACGCGGCCTGTCCACCTAATGGAATTTTCTGAACGTTGAGTAGATGCCCATCGGCTTCGTTCATCGCCTCGCAATCGAGATAGTGATTGCGCTTTCCTACTTGAACCCAATCGGCACGTCCGCTGGGTGTTACGGTGCGGGTCTCGCTAACTAATTGTCGGCAATAATCCTCAGTAGCATCGGCGGAGAGCCAGAAGCCTCCGGGCTGATCCTCAGGCCAAGACAGACGTTCGTGGAGACGTTGCTTCCAAAAATCCGTATCAAGACGAACTAATTCAAGGTTCCATTCCGACTTCTGACCTGGCAATGTTACGTGAGTCTTACCGCGCATGATCGGAGCGGAGAGAGAGGCCCAACCCTTTGTGGGTCTTACAAAGCGACGAAAGCGACGACAGAACTCATACGTGACGTTGTCGCTTCCCGAGTTTGGTTTGTTAGGACGAAAGCCGGTATCAACTAGAGCGAGAAGGATATGGAGACCGCCATAAACTGCGGTTAAGGTCTCCGCGAGATCATTCCAGACTTCGGGTTGATCGGTGTAGCCAGCTAGCTCGCCAGATTCAATTTGCCAGGAGGTTGCTCGCGCGCCCCATCCTCTGATCGAATAGTAGAAGCCGTTGCTCTGAACGTCTACTGCTGCTGAAAGCCGTACCACTTCGTCTGGCACCTCACCATAGCGATGCGTCAGCTTACGTTGCGCGACCTTATGCCAGTCCTTCATATCTACGCCGCCAGGCGCGTACAACTCGCCAAAGCCGGCATTGACCGCTGTCTGGACCATCGCAGGGTCCGCCATCTCCTCCGCTTGGAGATAGGATTTGACGCGGTCTCCGAAGCTAACAAACGGAGACGCGAGACCGGAAACCCAATACGACAGGGTATCTGTCGTGATGGGTTGCCCGACAACGCGGCCATCTTCGATCTTTTGTCCAGGCGCAACAAACAACCCGGAGGCGTTCATATAGGACTTATGATCATCATCAATAATCCCGCCGCAGGATGGACAGACTATATGGACCGCTTGGGCCGCTTCGATTGGCGGCAGTTTCCTATCGAAGTGGACGATGCTAAAGCGCGGGATGAAGTAATCAGCGCAATGAGGACAGGGCCACGACCAGTGATGTCTTGATCCCTGTTGCCAGAGCCTCCAGATAGGAGACTCATAGATGTCTTCCGCTGGCGCGGTTCCCCAGAAGTAAAGACCGCTGTGAGGGTCTTTGATTGTAGCCTCCACAATCCCTTTTCGGGGTGTGGAGGTTACAGCGCAGCAGAAGTCCGCATAAGTATCGCCGCGCCGCTCGACTAGGCCCAGCGGGTCTCCTTGACCCTTGACGTTAGCTAGCATCTCGTCATACTCGTCAACGAGAGCAAGCGCCGCAGGATCGGACTTCAGCGCTGACGATGAACCTGAATGCGCGAGGCGGAACGGAACGCCACCGATGATCTTGCGGGTCTTCGTCATCCGCTTGCCGCGCGCTACCTTATCGGCAAGAGACGGCGCTTCGTCAAGTAGCAGCATAATGCGCGGTTCAAATTGCTCCGTCAAGAATTGCTTCGTTGGGCCCACGTATAGGATCGGAGCGGGTCTCTGATCTAAGCGCCAACCGGCAACGTCAAGTAGAAGGTCTGTCTTGCCGGCTTGAGCAGCGGTGACGACAACGATACGTTTTGTCGCGCAGGCGGCAATCGCGCGTTCAATCTCAATGACGTAAGGAGTTAGGCGCGGGTCGCGCGGACCCGGAACTGCCGCTGTACGCGGATATGTTCTGTTACGCGCTGCCCACTCGTCAGGATGAGATCGTAATGGGACGCGAAGGAGTTTGACCAGTCTCTCTAAGAGCCGCTGCTCGCAACTCAAGACGGTCAGCGTATCGGTTGAGGCATTCATCAATTGTACGCTCTATCTCGGAACGAAGTTTTAGATCACGCGTAATCATCGCGGGTATTCCGCTCAACTCAGCCCGCATGTTACCGAAGACGTCATCGACAAGCGCCGAACATTCTTCGATGTCAACGACTACGTGCGAGCGCTCCGCAATACGCAACTCAATCTCCTTAACTCGCGCCGCTTGTACGCGGGATTGAACTGCGGTCTTAGACCCGTTGCGGTTCTCTGCGCGCGCCCATGTCCAAAATCCTTGGAAGGTCTCGATGATGGGCCAACAATTCGCGGAGCGCGGCTTTGCTACGCCTGTCGCCGCTATGCGCTCGAAGTGCGAACGGCTTATTCCCAACAGGGTATACATTTCCGAAGTGGTAACAGTCGCAGCTATCATTCCGGCTTTTTCACGCATCAGGCGCGGTTCCAGTGATTCTGAAATTTGTGAATATCTTTATGGCCTGGGCCGCGGCGTTGG